GATTCATTCCCGTTGTTCAGTCATCGATTTTAAAATCAACGGTTCTAAACCAAAGATGGCTGCGGCTTTCTTTAAACGTGTGGAATGGATTCTTGAACAAGAAGGAATTGCGTATGAAAAAGATGTCGTTGCAGCAGTCATCACCAAACATTTTCCAGATAATCGTAGGGTTATTAATGAACTTCAGCGATATGCCGTTTCTGGAACTATCGACAAAGGTATTCTTACCTCTATTGCTGATGTACAACTTGGCGCTTTGGTTACATCGTTAAAATCAAAAGACTTTGCGGCAACTCGTAAGTGGGTAACATCCAACTTGGATAATGACCCAACCAAGATTTATCGTAAATTGTATGATACTCTTTATGAGGTCCTAACGGCCAATTCAGTACCGGCAATGGTTTTAATCTTGGCAAAATATCAATATCAGTCGGCTTTCGTGGCTGACCATGAAATTAATATGATTGCCTGTCTGACAGAAATTATGGTGGATTGTTCCTTTAAGGATTAGATTGTTTTATAATATATCTGGATAGTCCTGTTTCTAACATAGCTTGTTTTATTGATGAATATTTTTTATTATTAACTATTACCGGTTTAGAAGTATCTCTTCCATTTATTTTACCCTTACGCATTTCTGACCATTTTAATTTTTGTTCTTTGCTATGATTTGGTGTGTTTATTAAATTTTGTGACTTTCTGGTTATTGATATTTTTTGCTTTATTGATTTCGAAAATGTTCTTCCTTTTTGCCAATCAGTATAATTATCGATTTCCAAAATATCAATAAACTTGTTTTGTTTACCGTTGGTAATCCATATTCTATTTTGACCACTGGGAAAACCTGAATTATTTTTGTTTATAAAATCATTTCGCTTAGATGCATTTAGTTTAGTTAAAACTTTTTGTTCCCAACATCTTGCTTTATATGAATTTGTAAAAGTTCTTCTTATTTCAAAAAGAAAATCATTTTTTCCATATTTGTTTATTAATTCTCTAACATAATTAGATGAGGTAAAATAAGATTTCCATAGGTCGTTTGGATTACAATTTTTTGAGTATCTTACACCATAATAATATTGTCTTGTTGTCTTACAATATATAAGGTATGTGTATGGTATATTTTTCATTATGATGAGGTATTTTGTTATGTTATATATATTTAGTAATTTTAGTTTTTATATAGTTGACTGTGAGTTCAAATAATGCCAGACTTATTCAAAGAAATCATACCATCGATTCTACAAACTAAAAAAACTGTCTTCCAGGATGAGTATGATTATAAAGATTATGCTCCTTTCATGGTCAACCGAGCCTTGTCCTATCACATGGACTGTGTATTATATGTCAATGAGATGAACAAATATTCGTCCTTGGACAAAGACATGCAATATTCATATCTTCTAAATACAATAAGGTCGATGAAACGGAAATTTCAACCGTGGCAGAAATCATCGGCCGATAAAGATTTAGAATGCGTGAAAGTGTACTTTGGTTATTCCAATGATAAAGCCAAAGAAGCACTCCGGATTCTTACTGCTGAACAAATCGCTGAAATAAAAGCTAAAACAAATAAAGGCGGAGTGAACAAGTAATGATTTCAATTATTGATTTAGTTGAGGTCACATTGAACGAGAAGGATGATTTCCTTAAAGTTAGAGAAACCTTAACTCGAATCGGTGTGGCATCCAAAAAAGACAGAATTTTATACCAATCTTGCCATATCTTACATAAGCAAGGTAAGTATTATATCGTACATTTCAAAGAACTATTTGCTTTGGATGGTAAACCAACAGACATCTCCGAGAATGATTTATCTCGTAGGAATGCTATTGCTAAACTGCTGAGTGATTGGGGTTTGGTAAAAATTGTAAATGTAAAACAGATTGAAACTCCTGTACCTATTTTCTTGTCACAGATTAAAATTCTGTCTCACAAAGAAAAAGACGAATGGGAATTGACACCGAAATATAACATTGGTAAAAAACCAGGGGCTTACTAAGTCCTGATATAAATATTATTTGACTTCACCTTAGGACCGCTAAGTACGAAGTGTTTTAAAGCGGGCATGACACTACGATGCCACTGGATCCCGTAACCAGTACAAACGATACGCCTTCGGGGTATCACTTTTATGAAAACTCGCTTAATATAAGGAGAACTATATGTTCACAACTCTCAATGCATTAACCAAACAGTTTGACCCATATTCAATTGGTTTCGACCGTGTCTTAGCTGACATTCAAGAAATCTCTGATTTGGCGGCTAAACAAGTTCAAAAATATCCTCCATACAATATCAAACAAGTAAATGACAAAAAATGGGTCATTGAAATGGCAGTTGCTGGCTTTGCCAAATCTGATATTGAATTGACTTTAGATGGTAACAAACTTACTATCAAAGGTGCTGCTAAGGAAGATGATTCTTTGGAAACTTATGTTCATAAAGGCATTGCTAACCGTGACTTTTCACATACATTTAAATTGGCTGACCAAGTTGAAATTGGTAATGCTGAAATGGTAAATGGTATGTTGAAAGTATGGTTGGAATCTTTGGTTAAAACACAAGATAACATCAAAAAGATTGCCATCAAGTAAGTGGTAAACTTGTAGAGGAGAGGTTGACTTTCCTCTACACTCCTGTATAATGGTATTATTATGAGAACAATGAATACCAAACCCTCAAAATTATTAAAGTTGCGTGCCAAAAATGGTGGTACGGATATTTTTTATTCCTATTCCAATTGGACAATGAATATTATCGATGGTGAAGAATACTATCCTGTAGTAAAATCTCCACCAAGTTCTAGTGAAACCCAAGTTGTACATTATATGAAAAAGTCTAATATGGAGGTTGTAAAGTGAGCAACAAAATTGAAATGATGCAACACAACAAACGGAATTATTTTAACCCAAATTCCAGTATTGATATGTCTGTAGCTAAAGGTTTTCTGCAATATAATACTTGGGGTCCCCAAGGATGTCCTTTCTTTTTAGAATGGCCATACTTGGATGTTAATTCAATGATAAAAGATAAAATTACCAAACACACTTTAGGTTTACTATGAAGTGGTTAATTTTTTCTGGTTGTAATATAATTATTAAATTAAATCCTTTTCACTGGAGATTTAATTGTCAATACTTCAAAACTAATGATGCGTGGGAACAAGATGCTTTTGTTTTGGAAGTATTCCCAATTACCATTCGCATTTGGTTTGACAATGGTGAATGGTAATCGATTTTATCGATAAGTTTAATCAAAACATATCATATATTAAATAACTGATTTTTTGAGTTTTTCATGATAGATAATATCATGATTAACTTTTATGGAGAAAACAATGAGTATTACATTAAAGAATTTGGAAAGTGCTTTGTATGGAGAGTCGATGGCACATATCAAGTACCGATACTTTGCCAAGATTGCTCGTGGAGAAGGTTTTGAAGATGTTGCAAAACACTTTGAATATACAGCAGACCAAGAAATTCTACACGCTTGGGGTCATCTTGAGTTATTGATTGGTAAACCATCTACAAAAGAATGTTTGGAAAAAGCAATTGAAGGTGAAATGTATGAAGCCGAAACAATGTACCCAACATTCCAAATTCAAGCTGGTGCTGAAAAGATGGATAGTGCCTTTTCTGAATTTCAAGAACAAGCACAAGAATCAGCAGAACATGCGGAACAATTCCGTGCTGTATTAGAAAAAGCAGAGAAACGATTCAAAGCACTTAAAGGTGTTGAAGAACGTCATGCAAATGCCTATAAACAAAAACTGGAGAATCTATAATGAATATTGGAGAATCTACAATGCGTAAATTTTATCGTTGTGTAGTGTGCGGCCATGAATTGTCCGTAGAAGATTATAACAGTCTACCTGAGTATGTTTGTTGTCCTGAGTGTGGAGTTTCTAAATCTGATTATGAATTAATTGATTTAACTGAAGAATGATACCTCGTAAATTAAACAACTTTATTGATAAAGAAAATCTAGAACTACATTTTCTAAAAGAAATTGTAAATGAGGATAGACGCCTTCGTTTTGGCGGATCACTTAGCGATGACGCAGTAAAAACATATTTAAAATCTTCTTTTGAAGGTTTTGGTATTTACAATATGTGGTTTATTGTTGATGTTGAATCTATGGAAACTTTTGGTCGTAAAGTTGTTGCAACTTGCCATGTAAATTATGATACAAAAACAAACACGGCAGAATTAGGTTTAACGGTTAGTCCCCAGTACCGTAACCAGAAACTGGGGCAAGAATTATATAATCGTGGTGTCACTTGGGCTCGTATGAAAGGTGCTGAAACAATCTTTATGCACTGCTTGTCAGAAAACACCACGATGCAACATATTGCTCGTAAGAGCGGTATGACAGTTATTACCCTTGATCCATCTGAAAAACAATCTTCTATCAAAGTGAATAAAAATCCTATGATAGCGGGTTATCAGGATACTGTTTATGAACAGATGGCAATTTATGATGTGTTAGTAAGAAACCAAAATTGGTTCTTTACAAGTTTTATGAAAATGTTTAAAAAGTGAAAGAAAAATATATTAAGAAGTATATGGATGTGGCTGAGTCTTTTTCTCAGTTATCGTCTGCCGTTCGGTTAAAAGTTGGTGCCATTGTGGTCAAGGATGACCGAATCATCTCCATTGGTTATAATGGAATGCCAGCTGGTTGGACGAATGATTGTGAATATAAGCATTATCTCTATGGAAACATTCCAGATGATCCTTGGTTGTTTCAGACAGAAGATGGTAGTTTCTATATTCTCAAAACCAAACCACAGGTGATTCACGCAGAGGCCAACGCCATCGCTAAGTTGGCCAAATGTACTGAGTCTGGAGATGGATCCACGATGTTCCTGACCCATGCTCCTTGTATAGACTGTGCTAAACAAATCTATACCGCTGGTATCAAAAAGGTATATTACCGTGATTCCTACAGGGATTCACAAGGGCTTGACTTTTTGGAGGCCTGTTATATAATGGTATCTAAGGTTGAGAAGTAATTTCACCAGGTGAAATGAGGTATGGTCATAAATAGTGTTGTATTGGGTCAATTTACTAAAAGGAAAGGTCCCAAATGCAGCTGAGTATAGTTGGTTGTCCCGATAAAAAACTATTCCGTCCATATGTCAAAAGAGCGGTGATTTTCTATGCCGAGCAACTGATGTCACCTAGGATGTTGGAAAACATCTTTGTCCGTATTAAATTCAATAAAAAATTAGATGCGCATGGATATGCTTCCGTGACGGAATTTAGTCCAAGTAATAAACCTAGACAATTTGAAATAGAAATCCATCCAGGAATTGGTGCCAAAGAGATACTAAAAACCTTGGCTCATGAGATGGTACATATTAAACAATACGCCATTGGTGATATGAATGTGAGTTGTACTCGATGGAAAGGTTCAAGAGTTGAAACTCCAGATTATTGGACTGAACCTTGGGAAATCGAAGCCTACGGTACACAACCTGGACTTTGGAATAAATTTGTCAAAGAAGAAAAATTATGGGAAGTGTTCAGTAGAGTTGATGACCCAGATTCTCCAATCATTTCAGAACCTTTAGGATGGAAATAGAATAACATAAATAACTCCATAATATCAATTTTTTAGACGAGTTACTATGCCTATTCCATTTAAAGAATTCGACAAAACCAAATACGAAAAGTATGCACAATTTGATGGTAAAATTCTTATCATCGGATATGGTTCAGTCGGACAAGCAATTCTTCCGGTTGTTCTCCGTCACATCGTAGTAGACCCTAAGAATGTTACAGTCATAGAACGTGATGACCACAGGTCACTCTTTCTAAGACGCCATGCAGGTTCTGGTGTAAACTACGTTCGTAAAGAGATTACACCTGGCAATTACAAAAAAGTTATTGGCACTTATGTTGGTGAAGGTGATATGATTATCAATGCTTCATTAAACATTGAAGCACAAGCTTTGTTAGAGTGGTGTATGGAAAACGGAGTGATGGAAATTGATACCTCACTCGAACGTTGGGAACATGATCCTGACGAGACAATTCCTAAATTGGCAGAAAGAACTTTGTTTCACACTCACAATGTAGTTCGTGAAGCAATGGATGAATATCTACATGATTCACCTACTTGTTGTGTAACACACGGTGCAAATCCAGGTTATGTGACACATTTAACTAAACGTGCTTTGTTGAAACTTGCTGTTAAACAAGGAAAAAAAGTTACAACACCTTCTACTAAAGAAGAATGGGCTCAGTTGATGAAATCACTTGGTGTTAAAGTGGTTCATATTGCTGAACGTGACCAACAAGTTATCGATGAACCAAAAACTAAACAAGAATTTACCAACACATGGTCTTGTGAAGGATTTTGGGCAGAAGGTAGAGCACCAACAGAAATGGGTTGGGGTACACACGAAGATAAACATCCAGAAGGTGGTAAGTCTCAAGGTACTGCTGCTTACTTAACTCAACCAGGTTGTGTAACTATGATGCGTTCATGGGTACCAGATGGTGGTCAATATAACGGTTATTGTATTCAACATTCTGAGTCTGTTACAATGTCTCAGTATTTTGAAACTAAAGATAAATCATTTAGACCTTCTGTCTATTATGTTTATCAACCATGTGATGCTGCTATTGCTTCTCTACATGAGATGCGTGGTAACGAATTAGATTTACAAAAAGACCAACGTATTCTGAAAGATGAAATTGTTTCAGGTATGGATGAGTTGGGTGTATTGTTAATCGGTGATGACTTCTGTATGTGGCATGGTTCACAATTAGATATTCATGGTGCTCGTAAATTGGTTGAAGGTGAAAATGCTACTTCAATGCAGGTTGCTGGTTCTATGTTAGGTGCCATCGTTTGGATGATTAACAATCCACGTGAAGGTTATGTTGAGCCAGAAATGTTACCATTCGAAGAAATCTTGGCAATTGGTGATATGTATTGGGAACCTTTGGTAACAGTATTCTCTGATTGGACCCCATCACAAGATACCAATTCACTATTCTACCGTGAGTTCGATAAATCTAACCCATGTAAGTATGAAAACTTCCGTGTGTGGACTTGATTCCAGAGGTGTTGTTTCCACACAACACCATGGTTGACAAGTTGTAAAATACCTGTATAATAGTATCTTAGATTGAGTTAGTAAAAATATATTTTCATATATACCATTAAATGCTTGACATTCGAGCATATATACTATATAATTGATGAATTAATAAATTAAGTAAAGAAAGAAATAAAATGTTGTTTGTAACGAAACCTTTATCCATGCAGTCAGAGTATCGCACACCGAGCAATTGGTCAGCGATTGGCTTTGACCATGCCTCAGGGGTTCGTGTATAGAACAAATGTAATTTTCTCTCACACACGAACCCTAGTCTAATCAACTAGGGTTTTTTGTTTTCCAGTTTTAGTTTTAACAAGTCATAGACTGTATTTGTATTTTACAACCTATAGACTGTATTATGTTACTAGACAGTATCCAATTTCGTTAGTAACAACTCTTTAAAAATTTAGTGTAGTACTATTGAGATATAGTGTAATGGCAGCACAGGTGACTTTGACTCACCTAGTATAAGTTCGAGTCTTATTATCTCTACCAATGGAAGGTAATGCAGCGGGGATGGTCCTGCGACTGGCCTTGAAAACCAGGTTCTGCCTAAAAGCGGATGGGGTTCGACTCCTCTGCCTTCCGCCATATTGAAGTACATTGAAGCATCAGTCAGACTGTTACCGCAATGCTGCCGTTAGCGGCCGGTGAGTGTACTTCAATATGGTTTATTGGAAGATGTGTTGCAAGGTGCGACAGGAGTTTGCTAAACTCTCGTTCAGAAATGGGCTGATAGGTTCGATTCCTATATCTTCCGCCAATGGTGGTGTGACCGAATGGTAAGGTGACAGTCTGCAAAACTCGTACAAGTAGGTTCGATTCCTATCACCACCTCCAAGATGTGTTGTACCAAAACAACAGTATGAAAATAGTTCTTGTGTTATTTTTTGGTTCGTGTATAATGGTTGTTCTGTTGTAAAGTTCTTTAAAAATTTGTTGTAACAATACTGCGTTGGACTTCAGGTGAGGTCATCACCCTTTCAAGGTGACCAGATGGGATCGTTACCCATACGCAGTACCAATATTGAAGTGTTTTGCCTGTACTGATGAGAGTATGCAAGCTTGACCTTGCCGCTGGATACAGCAACTCAAATATTCAAGAAAACACGCCAGAGGTTTTAGCATTGCCGGCTGGTAGGAAAGGAAGCTACAAAACACTTCAATATTGGTTTGTTAATTTAATGGTAGAATGCCTCTCTGTCTAAGAGGATGCAGGAGTTCGATTCTCCTACGAACCGCCATAGTTTCAATTGTGTTCGAGCAAGCAAGGCGTATGCGCTCCGCTGTTAACGGAGAATGAGTTAGGTTCGATTCCTAAGAACACAGCCAAGTTTCAATGCGTGAGATGTTCCAATGGTGGGACAGGAGACTGTAAATCTCTGGCCTTACGGCAGGTAGGTTCGATCCCTACCTCACGCACCAAAGAATTGCAGAGAAAGTAACTACTTTAGGTATTCGAGCATAGGAGAGAGTTACAATGCGCTGCAACCTAACAATCCGTGTGTAGGCTAGCCTGGTCAAGTCACTCCGTTTGGGGCGGAGAGTGCGTAAGTTCGAATCTTGCCACACGGACCAACAATAACAAAGTAAATTTTTATGCAATAACAAAGTAAACTTTAAGGAGAAGTAAAATGAAACCAAGAAATATATTTGCCGTGTTGGCAAGTAAACGGAAGGCGGGCTCGCACCGTAAGAGCAATAAAGCTCTAAGAAAGAAAGAAAAACAATCGAGGTATAATTCAACGGCTAGAATATCCGGCTTTTACCCGGACTATCAGAGTTCGAATCTCTGTGCCTCGACCAGTTTATCTTGAAGCACACTTAAATCCCTAAACGGATCAGGATTGGTAAGCCAGAACCTCTACGTAGTAAGTTCATTTCACCATAGTGTGTTTCAAAATAAATTTGGGGGGCAGTGCAGGGGCACGGAGTTGCTTTGCAAGCATCTTGTCTAGAAGGGTTCGATACCCTCGGTCTCCACCAAGTTTCAATTGCGGGTTGTAATAGATACCGCTCGGTCTCATAAGCCGATGTCGAAGATGGAGCATTACCATCGCCCGCTACCAGTTTTGCCCTCTTAGTTAAATGGTATAACAGTTGCCTTGTAAGCATCAGTCGTTAGTTCGATTCTATCAGGGGGCACCAATATAGTAACGTAGCATTGAGGTAATGCGCCACCTTCATACGGTGTCCCAAGTGAGTTCGATTCCCACCGTTACTACCAGTATTATGGGTCATTAGTTCAATGGACAGAACGTAACGCTACGGACGTTAAGGTATGAGTTCGATTCTTGTATGACCCTCCAAGTTGTTATGTTGAGTGTAGTAATTGGGTTGAGGTCACTCGGCCGAATAACAACGGAGATGGCCGTCCCGTCTACACAACGAGCCCCGAATTTACTCGATTAGCTGAGATGGATTAGCAACGTCTTGATAAGGCGTAGACGGTGGATCGTTACCACCATCGAGTACCAGAATCGCCCATAACGGATTTGACTAACTCGCCTCTCTAGCCTTGTGCAATATGATTGGAAGTGATTTAAGGAGTAAGTTGTCTACAGACCCACAGGAGCCCGATGTGGCGGTCAAGCTCATAACCTGTTTAAAGAAAGACGTGAGTGGGAGTTGCTAGACCTCCTTCAGTAGAAGCAAACTAGCACCAATGCCGGTGTAGTGTAATGGCAACACAAGAGTCTCCAAAACTTTTGATGGCAGTTCGATTCTGTCCACCGGTGCCAAGAATAATAAAAAGGTGATTGATATGAAAAAACTTAACATAGAGGAAGTAAAAGCATTTATCGAAGCACAAAGTTCTGAAACTAAGATTTATCTTGGTGCCGATTCTGAACGCTTCGAGATAAAAGGCGTTTGGTATGCTGACTACACTCTAGCCGTAGTTATTCATATTGATGGCTGTCATGGTTGTAAAGTGTTCGGTGAAATCCATCGTGAACGTGATTATGACCAAAAGAAAAGTAAACCATCTATGCGTTTGATGAATGAAGTTTACAAAGTAGCAGATTTATTTCATTCACTAGCAGACGTATTGGAAGATAGAGAAGTTGAAGTACATTTAGATATTAACCCAAATGAATTGTATGGTTCATCTTGTGTAGTACAACAAGCGATTGGTTATATCAAAGGCACTTGCAATGTTATTCCAATGGTTAAACCAAAAGCGTTTGCTGCTTCATATGCGGCAGATAGATTAAAATTTGTGCTTGCAGAAGCAGCATAACAATGGTGTCGGTAGTGTAGTGGTTTGCACAGGTGTCTGTGAAACACCTAGTGGCGAGTTCAATTCTCCCCCTTCACCCCAAAGGAATATTATGTTTAAAGTTTATATAACAGGTAAAGATAATTTACCACACTCATTTGATTATGAGGATATGAGTGAAGCATTAAAAGCAACACAAGATTTTCGTAGCGAAGGTTATAATTTTGTTACATTGTGTTCAGAGAATCCAAATTGCACTAGTTTACCTGGAGTAGATTCTGTAAAATCAGGTCTATTACCTAATGGTGCTGAATATGGATATGTGAAACGTAGATACAAGTAATATGCCTCGGTAGTTTAATAGGAGAACACCGTTCTTACAAATCGGAGACGGCGGAGCGTAACCGCAACGAGGTACCAAGCCAACTTAGCAAATGTGGTCATTGCGGTAGTTTGAAGAACTATGGAACTTGGTTCGATCCCAAGAGTTGGCACCAAACACGGGCAAGTGGTGGAATTGGCATACACGCTGGTCTTAGAAGCCGGTGCCGAAAGGTGTGAGAGTTCAAGTCTCTCCTTGCCCACCATGTGAGTATGACGTAATTGGTAGCCGTAGCGGACTTAAAATTCGCTGGAGTAATCCGTGGGGGTTCAAGTCCCTCTACTCACACCAAATGTCGTATATTGACTATTATAATGGCCAATATGCAAAGAAATGTCGTATATTAACTATTATAATAGTAAATATGTCGTTTTATAACTATTATCTGGCCATAGTATAATGGACAATACAGAAGGCTTCTACCCTTTTAATGTGGGTTCGATTCCTGCTGGCCAGACCAACTACAAAACCAAAATGTTATATATATAATGTATACACTTTGGAGATGAAGATGCAAAAGCGTTCAAATACAAGAGATTTAGCAATACAAGAAGGTAAAAAAACTTACTTAGCAAAACCTTGTAAAAAATGTGGAACAGAAGAAAAATATGTATCAAGTTATAGTTGTGTAAAGTGTGCTGTTGATAATAGTTTACATAAATTATTCAATAATGAATTGATGCAAAAATATAGAACAAAGGCTAAAAAAAATGCCAAAACTTATAGGTATAGAACAAAGAAAAAAAATCAAATGCCTGATGATGCAGATTCATCAAAAATTTTAGAGTTTTATAAAGAAGCTGAAAGATTAACAAAAGAAACTGGAATAATGTATAGTGTTGACCATATTATACCAATTTCAAAAGGTGGATTACACCATCAAGATAATCTACAAGTTATAACATTAAGTGAAAATAGTAGGAAAGGAAATAAATTATGCCCTCCGTGTTCTTAACCTCAGACAGCCATTTCGGCCACGCTGGTGTTTGCCGCTTCACACACAACGATACAGGAATTAAAATTAGGCCATGGACTGATCCAGAAGAAATGGATGAAGCAATGGTTAAATTGTGGAACGATACAGTAAGACCAAACGATAAAGTATATCACCTTGGTGATGTTGTAATTAATCGTAAGTCATTACAGATTCTTGATAGACTGAATGGTGATAAAGTATTGATTCGTGGTAACCATGATATTTTTAAAATGGAAGATTACACAAAATACTTTAGAGACATTCGTGGTTATCATGTAATGAACAATATGATTCTATCACATATTCCTGTTCATCCGGATTCTAAAGGTCGTTTTGGTGCCAACATCCACGGACACTTACACAGCAATCGTGTAAGAAAACCTAAAGTAGTGGATGCCAAGACTGGAGAAATCCTGTATAGTAACGATATTGATCCTTGGTACTTCAATGTATCTGTGGAACAAATTGGATTTAAACCTATTCTTTTTGAAGATGTATTACAGAAGATTAAAGAACAAGGACAACCAGAGTATACATACGAAGGTTTTGGTAGATTTGAATTTGAGTAAAACAGGAGCCCGATGTGGCGGTCAAGCTCATAACCTGTATAAAGAAAGACGTGAGTGGGAGTTTGTTGGTTCTCCTTCAGTAGAAGCAAAATCAACACTATGCCCTTTTAGCACAGCGGTAGTGCAGTGGTTTTGTAAACCAAAGGTCGGGAGTTCAAATCTCTCAAAGGGCACCAAATATACCACATAAAGTATTGACTTTGTGTATAAGTAGTGTTATAGTATTGAATATGCGGTGTGTAATAGTACGATGTGAGATACCCTCTTATATTATCTGAGCAAAGCAGACCACCGCTCCATGTTTTATGCGGGATTAGTTTAATGGTAAAACTACAGATTTCCAATCTGTTGTTGTCAGTTCGATTCTGACATCCCGCTCCATAATGAAGCACATTAACCCTTGGAAGTGCTGCATATGTCTGACCGATATATGGTTCATCCTGTTGGGGGAAGGTAAAAGAATACCGCTCGTCACGGTTCTTCTAGTGTGTTTCATTATGGACAATTCCGCAGAACCCGAGCAAGGCGCATGGGCGTGACTGTTAATCACTGGTTAGTAGGGTTCGATTCCCTGATGCGGAGCCAAAACACAGGTGCCATGCCTATGTCTGATAATCCCTCTACAGATATGCACACTTTGGCGAAAAATAATTTGCGTGGTCAAGCGGAGCAAATTAACCTCTATGCAATTCGTGAGTATGGATTGTCGTCCATAATTAGAAAGACACAAGGCCTTTTGTTTAGGGACAGAAGGCATTGTTGAGAATGTGAGAGAAAGAGTAAGCAACCCCAACTGTTAGGGGAGATACCGATCCTGATTAAAAGCAGCCCACTCATTGAGGTAGTTCCGTATGCTGAGACGGAACGTAACGCAATTTCAGGAGATTGATGGCAAGGCTCGAAAGAGATGACCTTAAACGTCTAACTACCATACGGTCTTAAACATGTAACAGTATTCTCAACAATGATTAGTTCAGTCGTGGAGTAGCTCAGAGGTAGAGCGCTGGTCTCATAAGCCAGAGGGCGTAGGTTCGATTCCTTCCTCCGCAACCAATGTAATAAAATCGAAATATTTCCATTGTATAAATATAGTTTTAATTCACAAAACTCATAATGGTTCGTCATGTCAAAAATATTATTCATACTCAAACGCAGGGAAGATTACAACGCTAAAGTACATTCTCATATTGGATTAAGTACAGGTTTATATAACTCTGCTAAGTTTATGAACGACATGTTGGTTGAAGCAGGATTCAATTCGGTTTTAGAAGTTGCTATTGATAACAATTGTATTGATAGACTAGTCAACAAACACAAACCCACTCATGTTATCATTGAGGCATTATGGGTTGTTCCGACCAAATTCAATATTCTCCAAAAATTGCATCCGAGTGTTCAATGGATTATTCGTTTGCATTCTGAAATGCCATTTATGGCAGGTGAAGGAATGGCCATGGACTGGTTAGGCGATTATGCAACATTTAAAAATGTGAAGATTGCTTGTAATGCACCTAGAATGTTGAGAGAAATTCAACTCTATTTGGGAACAAAGAAAG